GTTCGAGCCGATCACCTACAGCGCCCGTTTAGAGATGTCTGAGTGCTCTGATATCTGGCGCGGGGCGCGTTGATATCGTTGGAAAGCGCTGTATTCGTTGGTTGATTATGGTGCATGGAAGTCTGGCTTGGTTGCATCGGTGTTGCCGTGTCAAGAGTTGTGAATTCGGTAACAATTACAGGGGGTTAGGAATCTGCTCCCACATCTGAGACGTTTCCCTACTACCCCAACACGAATACTCTAACCAGACTTCCTTAATGATTCTATATAGTTAACTGGGTTAAGTGACTGAGAAAAGAATTCCAGGTTTTGGCCACCAAGGGCCCAGATGTAGCGTAGGAAGCTGGTTGACCTGGGACCATCGACGCAGGGTGTTTTAGCCCTGTTTTCTGGCTTACAACCCAGCAACCCCCTGTAATTACTACCGAATTCTGGTTGCAGAATTCGAGTCCGGCTACCTCGGTTTGGGGCTCCAGATGTTAGTGTAGCCACCTGACTACACCTCTGACTTCGCAGGGCTCTTAGCATCCCTGTAGATGTCAGCAGCGGCGCGCCTTCAGTTTCGTGAAGACATTACTACAGAATTCTCTTGCGGCCGGCAGCAGGGTGCAATGGAAGGACGCCCCGTTGATCGCTTGCCGTGGCAAGGGTGATCGCAGTGATCCCAAAAAAAGTGGAAAATAGCTGTAGATCGGCCTCCATGGCCGATCCGCGTGATCACAAGCTCAGGGCATACATGCGACTATATATGTGCTCGCTTGGCGGATCGTGGGGCGTGCTGTAGTCTGTAGGAGTGGCAATTGAGCCACTACAACGGAGTAGAACAAATGAGCGTAGACAACACGGCAGCAAGCACCGAGAGCAAGAGCATCGATCAGCGCAGGCAGGAGGCCGAGGCGATGGCTGCCATGGGCATGATCTCCATGGCAGGGATCGCCGGGCTGCTGATCAAGCGAGGAGAGGATCTCAACGTGGTGGAGGAGATCTGCGGGCAGGAGGCATACGATCACGCCGTGGCGGATCTCCTCCAGGCCAAGAAGGAGCAGGAGGCCGCGATCGCCGCAGCCACGGAGCAGGGCCGCAAGGAAGGCAAGGCCAAAGCGATCACCGTGCCCAAGCTGATCAACGAAGTGGTAGTGGAGCAGGTGCTTTCCTGCCTGGGGACGCTGGTAGCCGATACATACACCAGCGTGATCGACGATCTGATCCATCTCCGGCCCAGCGATTATGAGGAGCTGCGGGAGGTATGCGGCGGAGAGGTACCGAGCACCCTTCCCCTGCTCATGGGCACGCTCCGCCATCGTGGCGGAGAGCGTGCCGGTACCCTCAAGGCCAGCAAGGCCATCACCTTTGCCACTTGGCGCAACGAGGGTGTTGATCTGGTGATCCGCCTCAACGCCGATCGCGTGGCCAAGGTGGCTGCCAGGAAGGCTGCCAAGGACAAGGCCGCAGCAACAGCAGCAAAGGTGCTCTTCCCCGCGTAGCACCCTCCCCCCAGTGATCGGGCCGGCTGCTGGATGGCAGCCGGCCTTTGCTGGTCTGGGGCGGCTGGATGGCTGGGGCAGATATCTGGCACAGATGTTGCACCCTGCACGATCCGTGCCAGTACATTCTGCGGCTCCCCCACCACCAACACCCTATATTTTGCTTATCCTATACCCTCACCGACAATATATAAAAAATCAATAAAAAAGCCTTTTAGTACGAAAATTAGAAAATATTTTCTATCGTAAACATCCAACACACTGCATGCACCGCACCATACACAACAATCTGCAAAAGATCCCCCATGTAAGCCATTGTAATTACTAAGGAAACAACTAACACTTGTACACCGCTTGCATACCATGTTAGTTTCCCTGTAGGCAAATGCGCTTTTTATTTATGGATGTACGACGTGTTAGTCGAAGAACAAGAGAAAGTTGTATTTATTGACGACTTTAAATTTACCTTCCCTCCACCAAGACGCGGGGATGTTGTAGCCTTTTATACAGACGAGTATGACAGAAGCTCATATTTATTTGGTTTCGTAACAGTAGTTACACCAACTGGCCGCGTTCATTTGCATGTATATGACGGAAACGGAACCAGTATTAGGAAGCGTGTAGACATTGCGGATAAGAGAAGAATAAAATACAGGTGGCTTCCACTTGAGCATGCACATACATTAGAAGATGAAAAATAAGGTTGATAAAATGAATTTCGGTAAGCTACAAGAGGCAAGAACATTTGTCGTTCCCCTGCTCAGACTTCTGCACATTCCAAGGCAGAAGAGACCTCTGCGGTCCGGTGGGCGTCAGCTTGGCCCTATTGTATTTGAGCAGTTGATCCGGGCAGCAAGGCGATGGGCAAATGTGACAATGGACTACCAAGCCCTTGCCATGATTGAGCAGCACATTCAGATTCTAATGTTGCTGGAAGATAATGGCATTGATGTTGAGCATGGCAAGCTTTCTGAAGCAGAGCTGAAAGAAGGAGCAAAGATGCTCGGGCCGTCTTATATTAAGGCACTCAAGGAGCTTGGCTATAGTCCTCGCACAAGCCGAGCACCTACTGCTGCGGCGAAAGCTAAAGCTGCCAAGCTTGCTAATGAGCACAAGGAACTTAAAAAGGCACACAAGGACGCTTTGAAGTTGGTCAAGTCACTAAAGGCTGAACTCGCGTCCGCCTAAATAATTTCTGACAACTCGTAGTCAGAAGCCTCCACCGCTGATGCCGACGGTGAATAAGAGAGAAGGCAAACCCCATGGCCATGGAGGTCGATTAATACTCGACCATTAACCCGAAGACGCGTTGGTCCTTCCCTGCTTGGCTGCAGGGTTAGCGTCACGTTGAGGGCCTCCCTGAATGGAGGAGGCTAAAAACCATTAAGTAGATTTCGAGATCTGCGTATGGTCGTGTACTGGGGACGCCATCTCGGTACACGACCATTACCTTTTTGAGTGGCTTATGAGTTACAAAGACGAACTTCTCCAGCTCCTTGAAGATGAGCTGAATGTTAATCCAAGAACCATTGCGGACAGTCTTGCGCAAGTGATCAAGGGTGAAACAATCAAGAGGAAGTTTGACTCTAATGGAAATCTTGTCCAGAGAGAAGTGCTTGTTAAGCCAGACGATGCATTGCGAGGAGCGATGGTGTACGATGCTCTCCATGGTGGAAAGCTTGGCATTGCTCCAAAACAACTTGTAGGGACATCAGGCAATAAGGTTACAGAGGTCGCACATAGAAGACTATCTGTAGATACTCGCATTATTGCAAATGCCGAGCATGAAGGCTTAGGCGTTGACATTGAGCTTGAGAATATTTTTGAGAATACCGAATGAGGACCAACCTATCATCTGAGCTTATCAGGGCATCCGCCCAGAAGATGATGATTGAGTTGCGTCTTAAAGAGGGAGGCGAGACTCCTCAACTTCTTGAAGACCTTGAGATTGCACAAGGAGCAGTTGACACTCTAAAGGAGCTTCTTAGCGGGATTGAAGATAAAGAGATTAGTGACGCACAGCTTAACCAGGAGGCAATTCAGCTTGTCATCGTTAAGACTGGACGTACTCCAAGGGAGATCACTAACATAATTGAGAGCAAAGTATCTGCTGATGCTGGAGTAACCAGGACTAAGAGCGGTGTGACCGCATCTGTCCCAAGACAGATTGCTATTCCAGATAAGGAATCTGAATCCTCAGCGAGATGGAGGCGTTGCCGAGAGGACTACGTTTACTTCTGCAAGATGGCTTGTACCATCATGTACCGTGCTGGGCTGAATCCAAAGCATCCTCTTGGTGGTTATGGTTCTTTTGAGGTAAACGAACACCAGATCAGGTTCGTTGCGGTCATAATTGACCTATGGTTGAAGGGTGTCCCTGTAAGAGTCATCCTACTTAAAGCACGCCAGCTTGGAATGACAACAGCTATCCTTGCCTTCTGGGTATGGATGATGGTTCAGAAGGACCACTTTGTTGCATTCTTCATGATTGATAAAGACCCGCATATGTATGAAAAGCGGGATATGATTATTAACTGGTTAGAGAACCTTGAGAAGCTATTCCCAGAGCAGGACATCCCGACAATTGTTGCAAAGGGTGGCAAGCGTATTGTCCTGAGCAACGGTAGTAAGATGCTGTTCGAATCTGCACATAGCCCCAACCCTGGTACTTCTGAGATGGTTCATGCGATCCATCTTAGTGAGAAGCCGAAGTGGCCTAAAGGGCGTGCAGCGTTGGTCGATAAGAGCCTGCTGCCGGGTATGCCATCTGCTCCCAATACTTTCGTTGTAGATGAATCAACGGCACAGGGTATGGGAGAGTTCTTTAAGAAGTGGGACCGCGTTATGTCCGGCAAGGAAGCTGGCTTAACAAAGACCACTCCGGTATTCCTCCCCTGGTATCTATCCCCAGAGTACAGTGCTGAGCCTCCTGAGAATTGTTATAAAGAGAGCGGGGAATTTATTTACCTAAATGAAGATATAGAAGTTTGCGAGACTGATGAGGTCGGTGACATATCAATTACAGAAGAAGAGATTGCAAATAATTTCAATTTGTCAGTCCAGCAAATTTTTTGGCGTAGAGTAACGATCAAGAATACCTACAAGGGTGTGCGTGTAGACTTTGATCAAGAGTACCCGACGACACCAGAGCATGCGTGGGCGGCTGTTGGGACTCTCTTCTTTGGTAATAATCTTGCTACTGAGGGATTGAAGCTTACACAAGAACCGATTATGGTTGGTAACATTGTTGATAAGAAAGGCAACAATGATTACAGCAGGCTTTTCTCTTGGGTGCATTATTCGCCGCAGGTTATCCCTGACCGTTCTGGTCCATTGAGGATTTATGAGCGTCCGATGAAGGGGATGAAGTATTTTATTGGTGGCGACGTTGCTGAGGGTAGACAGATCGAGTCGTCTTCAGGACTGGACCCAGACTTTAGCGTTTTGAATGTTGATGATGAGTTTGGTAAAACTGTTGCGGTATATCGTGGCAGGATTAAGCCAGAAGAGTTTGCTCACCCTGCTCTGCTTCTTGCGATTTTGTATAACCAAGCAAAGGTTAATATTGAACGCAACAGTGTTGGCGAAGCTTGTTGGGTTATGTTTAAGCAGACTGGCTACAACAAAGTTTACTTAAGAAGTGGGCATGGTCCATATGAAGATCGTGCATGGAATAAGACGTTGCCGAGCAACCGCAAGACTATGCTTATTGAACTAAGGCATCATTTGCGCAGGCATCCAGAATGCATCGTTGATAAAAATCTTGCTTATGAGGTCTCTAAGTTTATCACTAACAAGGATGGCCGGCCCGAAGCTATGAGCGGCGAGCATGATGATTGTGTTATGGCTAAGATGCATACTTGGCATATGATTTATGATCTTGTTGGAGTTAGAATTTCTGTTAAAGAGGAAGTAGTTCCAAAGCCTCATGATTTAGAATTCTCAAATGTACTGGAATATAATGGGGTCGAGTTAGGTGAGCAACTAACTAACTTTGATTCTGATGACTTTGCAATAATGGATATTTTCTAATGGCTCTTAACGTAGACAAATGGAATACCCGTATTCTTGAAGATTACAGGCACATCCAATCAAAGTATCATCGCATCTGGAGAAACAACAGAGATGTGATGAATAATGAAGGTGAGGGATCGAGGTTTGGTAATCTGACTAAGGAGTTCGCTGGAGCAGTTCGTGCTCGCCTGATTCATAAGAATTTCTTTGTGCGCGTAGATGCTGACGATCCAGACTTCGCTGGCAAGGCAAGGGAGCTTACCATTATGAGTAACTCCCTGTCTCGCTCTGTCGAGCTTAAAGAAACTCTTGATGATGCTACTGAAGATAGCCTCTGGGCTGGGACTGGCTGGCTGGAAGTTGGACATACACTTGACCTTCATAGCTTTGATGTTATGCGCTCCATCCTGCATAATGGTCCAAATTCCTTTAATCCAGAAGATTATGTAGATGAGTATGTAGAAGTTCCCGAGGATGAGGTGCGAGCCGAGCTTGGGAATGAGGCTGACAATATTACTCCCTTTGATGCTACATTGGAGCCAAACATTACAAGTACTCCTGAACCTGTAGTGACGTTTGATCCTGAAGCTGGCGCTCCATGGATTACAAATGTTTCTCCATTCTTTATTGTCCTGCCGAGGGAGACTAAAGATTTTAGAGACGCAGATTATGTGACTAAGCTTGTCCTTATTTCTCTTGAGGAACTGAAGCTTGTTACAGATATGACTTTGCCTGATAATATTGTAGCGAGTCAATCTGAATTTGAGATTCTTATTGATGAAACTCCTGGTGGTACTTATATTGATAAGCCAGTCGTTGTTGCTATCACATTCATCCGGCGTGATAGAAATGATCCAAGATATTCTGGTTGGTATCTTGCTCATGTACTTAGCCATCCCAGCATTGTGCTAAAGAACGCCCCGAATCCTTATGGTGGAATGATTCCTATTATTCCAGCAAAGAGCCGTTCCTCTATGCGCATTATCGCAAAAAGTTGGATTGAGGATCTTAGACCATATACTGATAATTATGCTAAGATTCTTGAGGGGCTGTTTAAGAGGATGAGGGCTGGCCTTGCTATCAAGTGGACAATTGGGTCCGGGGCGTCCATTACTAAGGTTCAAGAGATTAATGTTAACAATGTCAATTACAATGGCAGGATTAATTTAGAGGCGGGTCAGGCTGAAGACCTTAAGTATATTGAAGGCCCTGGATTAACCTATGATCATATTCAATCTCTGAATCTTGTATCCAAACTCGCACAGGGTGAGGCAGGCCAGACAGATATTGATCGTGGAACTCCGGTCAAGAAGATCACAGCGAGGCAGACTGAGGCACTACTGCAGACATCTGCATTAATGATGGAAGCTATT